CGTTCTGCTGGAAGGTGTTGCCGTAGCCGTTGTTCTGGGCGTTCTGGTTGATGCTCTGATAGGTGTTACCGCCACCGTTCCACCACTTGCCGAAGGCATTGCCCAACTGTGCGCCGCCTAGCGCAGATGTGATCGGGCTGGTGCCGCCGCCATTGGTGCCGGTCGCGCTGGAGGTCTGGCCGCCGCGGCCCATGGCTCCAGCCAGGTTCGAGAATTGCGTGAGGTAGTTCAGCGGCGTGTTCTGATAGTTGGTGCTGTTCGTGATGTCCTGCGAATTGAGGCCGCCGAGCATGCCGAGCAGCCCGAGCCCCGTCTGCAGGTTCTGCTGGTTCTGACCGTAGGCATCGTTGTAGAGAGAGCGGTCGAACTGGTTCTGCCATTGCTGGTTGTTCGTGTCGAACTGCTTCTGCCATTGATACATGCCCTGCTGTTGGCTGTAGTCGTTGAAGCGCAGCTTTGAAGCCAGATCGCCGAGGTTGGTCTGCAACTGGCCCTGCGCCGCCAAGTTGGCCGCGTCGATGCCCGAATTGCCGAAGCTCCCAGAGCGCACCATGGCGGCATTGAAGGCCGGCTGCATGGTCCGGTTGAAGTTATTCACCATGTCCCGCGAGGACAGGTCGATGATGGACTGCAGATTCGGGTTGTCTGCGCCCAAGAACGGGTTACCACCCATCCCGAGATTGGAGGTGTCAATTGCCATGGTCAGGCTCCTTGAAGATTCGGAAGAATCAGCGGCGGCAGCATCGCGATGAGCTCGTCCGGCGTGGGTTCGGGGATCTGGCCTGCCAAGAACTGGGCCAGCACGTCGTAGCACTTAGCGTTGACTGCATCCATCCAAGTTGCGTAAGCGAGGCCCTCGTCGTGGAACGGGCCGGGATAGCCGGCACGCAGCGCGGCGGTGTGGATGCTGTCGTAGCGCCGGGTGCCGGCTGCTTTGTTGAGATGTGCGATCACCACAACATGCAGCGCATCGATGCGCTCCTGCAGTGGCTCGCCGGGTGGGATCGGTTCGTCCATCGCATGCCTCTCACATCGGGATGGCGGCACCGAAACCGGAGCCAGCCAGGAAAGACCCCGTCCCTGAGTTCACCCAACCCAGCGCCACCAGCGTGTGGTAGCCCTCCGCCGCCACGGGCACCGGATGGGTCATGGTGAAGCTGGAGTAGCCGTTGTTGACGTAGGCCTGCCCGTAGGCGGTGGGCGTCGCCGCGGTCGTCGTGCTGTCGATACCGAGCGCTACGAAGTTCACGGCAGCCGCGGTGTTGTTCTGCATGCCGCCGGCGATGCTCCCGCTGATGGCCGTGTTGCCCCACGAGAGGAATTCGACTTGGCCCAGAAACTGCGGCGTCGTCAGGTTGGTCGTGAGCGTGCTGCCCAGCGTGGTGCTGAGTTGCTGCAGCCGAGGGTTGAACCAGTTCAGCAGGAAACGCTGGGTCTGCGAGTTCACCCAGGCGGCCGCGACGTTCGTTCTGGCCTTTCCCACCAGCGTGCGCGTGGCGTCTGTTGACTTCACCCGCAGGCCATAGTTCGCATCGAGCACATGGCCAGCCGTATCGCGCTCCAGCACGATTGCCGTGCCGTTCCACGAGGTATAGAGGTTGTAGGCCGTCAAGGCTGCAGCACCTGCGGCCGACAGACTCACACCGGCTGCCGGAATCTTCCGCATCACCCCGTTGATGCAGATCAGATTGCCGTCTCGCGGCAGCAGCACGATGCTGCCGCCCGACAAGGTGAGTTCGCACTGCCCAAGACTCGCAATCCCTAGGTTTGTCCGTGCCCCCAATACCGTGTTGGCGCCGGTGCCGCCGTTCACGATCTTCAGTACGTCGCTCACGAAGGCGTCAGACAGCGCATTCGCCGCCTGCGCGACCTTTCGCGCCCACTCCACCTCCGATGCGGAAGCTCCCTGTAGGCGTGGCTCGGCGTCCAGCTTCTTCATCGCTCGCCTACAGGAATGGCCTTCACATCGAAGGCTGTTGCCTGGACATCGCCTGTCATGTCCACGCGCACGCGGTGAAATCGGGCCGACTGCCGCAAGTCGAACTTGCCGTCGAGAATCCCGCTGCTGGAGCCTTGAACCAAGTCGTCGCCCTCGTTCATCTTGATGAAGCCGGTAGCCAAGGCGGTGGCCGGCGACTTCGAGAACCGCGTGCGAAACCGATCGATCATCGTCACCGCGTCGTCATCGCCGAGGTCGCCGGTGGTGAAACTCGAAGAGGTGGAGATTCCGTTGAGCGATACCAGCTGGTTGCTGCTGTTGAAGTAGGCCGGCAACTGACCACCGCCCACCCAGAATTGCGAGTCCACGGGCACGTTCGGGAGCGTGTCGATGGTTGGGGCGATGGCATCCAACCCGTCGATGGTCACGCCCGGGGCGATGTAGTTCAGCGATGCCTGCGCCACCTGATCAGCGACGCCCCAGCGCTGACGCTTGACGTGATAGACGAGCGTGCGATCCAGGACGCCAATGGAAGTCTTCGACGCGAAGTTGATGCGCACCAGGCCGTTCTGCTTGTCATAGGTGCATCGCGTCATGAACCGGTAGACGGGGTTCGAGTTGTCGATGAACCACTTCCGCACCACCCCCTCGGCGATGGATGCCGGCCGCGTGCCGTCGAAGAGCCAGAAGTCGCCCTCGCTGGCGAAGAAATGAGCCCCGCCGATGTCGCACACGGCGTCCTGGCCCACCGCGCCAGCGTCAGCGCCGGTGATGAGGGTCCATTGCCACTGCGCATCCCCACCCACGAACGAGCCCAGGAAGACGCCTCGGGCCTTGTAGGCAATCACGTAGTCGCCCAATGGCAGCGCGGCCTGAATCGGCCCTTCGACAGCCACTAATCGGCCAGTGGTAGGGCCACCCTGCGCCGGCGTCCAGTTCGTCTGGTCGTTCTGCGCACAGTTCCACCAGCGGTCAGGCGAAACGCCGAATGTCGCGTCGTTCGTGTTGAAGGCGAGAACAAAGTTGTTGGAAGCGCTGACAACGATCTTTGCCTTCGGTGCGGTTGGCACGTCGGAGAACGCAGCGGCCGTGGACTGCTGCATCGGGTCCACAAGGTTGGATGCGATGGTGGTATCGCCGAACTGGCAGAAGCTCCAGCGGGATTCGGTCGATCCGGTGTAGCTGCCGGCCTTACTACGGTCCGTCCAGGTGGTGCCAGCGAGCTCGTAGAGCTTCGTCTGCGTGCCGGCGAAGACGCGGCGCGTGCCGGCCAGTTTCGTGGCCACCACAGCGCCTCGGCACGCCGCAGCCAGCGCAGCCACCGCGACAGCCACCGGCGACGGCGCCCCCTTGAATCCCGCCTCGAACGGGATGAAGTTCATGCAGTCGGTGAGCACGCCCATCGTGGTGGGGTCGGCGTCCGGCGCGAAACCGATGATCGGGCTCATCGCGCGATCACCCGCAACACCGAACCGCTGTGCTTCGCCGTCTTGTCCTCGGCGTGCAGCGCGTCGATGATGCCCCCGTACAGCCCGGCCCACGAGGCCGCATCGTCCTTCTTCTTGACGAAGAGGCAGGCCTCGGCCAGGGCCGCATAGAGGTACAAATTCGGCTTACTGGTCAGCAACCAGTTAGCGCCCGTCGTCGCCAGCGGGCCCAGCTGCTGGTAGTACCGCGCGTTGAGGGTGTACACATCGGCGGGCGTCGGGCCCAGCACCAACTGATCGCCTTCGATGGTGTAGTAAGCGGGCTCGCCCGTGTTCTGACCGAACCGGTCGGCGATCTGTTCCGAGGTGAGAAGATCGATCGGGCGCCCGTTGTATCGCAGCGCCTCGAACTCCAGCCAGCCGGCCGGCAGCGCCACGGTGCCGCCCGCGACGGTGTTCAGCGTGGTGGTGGTCAGCAGCCGGCGCACGCGCAGATCTGTTGCGATCCGGGCCTCGGCCAGCGCAATGAAATCAGGGATCACAGTGGTGAGGTCCCCGCGGTTCATCCAGTTCGCCACCGCAGCCTGCAGCGTGGTGTAGCTGTTGATCGCCATGGCTCAGATCTGCCCTGGCCAGATGCGGAAGTGCGCGAGCGCTGGATCAGCCAGCATTCGGCGAATGTGGGCTTCGTCGCAGCACCACTCGCGGTACGTGATGCCGTTGTCGAGGCAGTACTGCTCGATCAGGATGTTTGGAATCGATGCCGCCAGCTTCACCTCGCTGGAGCCGTGCATGCCGGCGCGGTGCATCTCCTTCGCGCGTTCTGCCACAGGCGTGCAGTCCTGCGTGCGCTTGATGAAGGCCTCGTCGCCTCGAAAGACGACTGAGGTGTCGATGGTTTGCATAAGAACCTCCGGCGTCTCGCGACGTTGGGAGCGAAATGGGAAAGGGCCCGAAGCGTGAACCTCGGGCCCTTGGTCTACCTACCCTGCGAAGAGCTTACAGCAGGTCGAGGATGCCGCCGTGCGCCGTGGGAGCGCGGTTTTCCAGCGAGTACTCGCACAGGATCATCACCGCGTCCGAGTCGCCGGTCTTCGCGAGCGGCGTCTTCTGCATCGGGCGCAGATAGGCCACGGCCACCTTGTCGTTCTCGATCACGAACGCATCGCGCGGGCGCTGGATGCGGTTCGGGATCGCCTTCAGCGCGCCGAAGTCGGTGACGTAGATGTCGGTAGCGGCCACGACCTTCTTGTCTTCGCTCTCGTCGAACCGGGTGCTGTTGCCCAGGAAGGTGGAGAAGGTCTGCTTCTGCAGCGGGCCGAGCATCAGGGTGTTCGGATTGCCGCCGGAAACGTAGATCTTCTGGGCCACGTCCTTGAGCTGCGTTTCGGTGAACGCGCGCTGTGTGCCATCCGTCTGCGCCACGTTGGTGACGTAGTT